ACGAAATCGGGATCGGCGGCCTGGGTATCGGTCCCGGTGTGCCGGGTTACGTCGAAATAGGCCGTATAATCCCCGGCCTCTAAATCCTCCTGGTTGCCCAGGATCAGGCCCAGGGAATCGACCTCGCCCTCGCAGAGTGCGTAAATCTGATAAAGGTACTGGTTATCGTCGCCCGATACCTCGGTGAAAACCCGGGTCCCGGCGATCCGCCGCTCGCCATAGACGACCGGGATCATTTCGTTATTGCCGAGGCTGTTTACCAGCATCCCCCGGCCGAGACTGCCGAGGTCGATATTCGGTTGATCCGGCCCGAGACCGAATATCGCGGTCCCGGCGTACATTATCCCGACCGCGACCAGGCCGGCGACGGCGGCATATGCCAGGGTCCCGACCGTGAACCCGAGCGCCGTCGCCGCGGCGGCTCCGCCGACACTGGCCCCGATGGCGACGAGCGCGACGCCCATTAGTCCCGGACCCTCAAAACGGTATTAAACTCGGGAAATCGTGAAATCCGACCGCATGAGACGGCGCCAGAGGCATGATCGACAACGACGGCATGGTCTCGCCCCAGGTAGACCGCCGGGCGGCGCCAGAGACGGCGACGGGCGATTACCTGGTCGATCAGGATGAAGTCGCCCAGGGTCAGAGGTTGATCGGAGACGTCCCAGGCCCCGACCTGGTCGATAAGGTAACTCTCGAACGTGAACCCGACCTCGAGACTGTACCGATACGCCGATTTCCGGTCGTGCCAGCGCCCCCGGACGAGGGCGGCATGGTCGCCGCCGGTGATAACGTCCAGGCACTCGAGGGCGAAAATCGTACAGTCACACTCCCCCCACTTGAACGGGTCCCCCAGGCGAGCGTAAGCGAACGCGATCAGGCGATCCCGCCAATCGTCGCCGGCCGGCAAGGCCCCGACCTGGCGCCCGGCTAGTCCGCTTTGCCCCATATCAGCTCCTTCTGCAGTTCGCTCGCGAACTCGAATCCTTTATCGCCAGGGAAGAAAATCTGTTGCGTTTCGTGGTTCGTCCGGCGCCCGTTCACGCGCCGGGCGTCGGCCCAATGGTTGACGATCGTCAGGGCGATTAGGGATTTCCCGGAGTCGGGATCGTCGTCGACGACCGGGTTATCCATCAGGCCGTCGATCATCAGGACCGGGTCGACCTCGAGCGCCTGGGTCGTCGGGTCCAGGGCGGCGAGGTATATCTTCGCCGAGCGGTTAATATAATCCTCGGTCAAAAAGGCCGAGATTAAAGTCTGATCGACGCCGGAGAGCGAGACGACGGTATCGTTTACCTGGATGTTCCCGGTTTCCTCGATGCCGTCGAATTGCAGAAAATGGCCGAGCGCCAGGTAATCGTTCCCGTTCCAGGCGATCAGTTTATAGGCGTCCGTGAGGTAATAACTTGTCGTGGACAGGTGAATCTCGACCAGGTGGACCAGGTGAAGTCGGTCGGCCGCCAGTTCCACTTTGACGGCGGTCGTAATCGTGCGCGCCATGTTACAGCGTCTCGACCAGGTCTACCCCGAACCCGAAAACGTCGGTCGAGGTTAGCGCGACCTCCTGGGAGTCCGAGGCGAACGTACATTGTATCGGGACGTCGCGGACCGTCAGGGCGGCGTTGTCGGCCAGGTCCTCGATCAGTGCCGGGCGGATCGCGAGCGTCGCCAGGCCGGCCCCGTCGGTCGTCGCGTCCGCCGATACCATGTACGTTTTCGCATGGCCGGCAAACCGGACCAGGTCGCCGGCCTTTAATACCAGGGTCGAGCCGGTCCAGGTTTTCGTCGCGATCGTGGTATCGCCGGCGGTGTGCGCGCCATCGACGACCGGGTTATCCGATCCCGTCGTCCCTTGCGGGGTCCCGAACGTGTACGGGATAAAATCGAACGTCTCGGCCTGGCCTTGCTGCAGCATCGCGAACGCCAGGATCGGCGCCAGGGCGGACCGGCGCATGGGTGGGTATCCGACCTCGAGTTTCCAGCGTTGCGTTCCGCGCGAGCGCCTGATCTTGCGGAGACTGTGCGCGGTCGAGACGACCGTCGGCTCGATCGAGGTTAGCTTGATCGAGCGCGGGTTCGGTGAGGTCGGAAAGGTCCCGCTCATCGCGCCATGCCCTTGAGGCCCTGTTTCGCGAACGCGCCCTGGATCATGCCGGTAATCATTCCTTTACGCTCGACCAGGAGACGGTCAAAGTCCCGGGTATCCGCCGCGACGATTGTAAAGTTGATATTGGTCTCGCCGGACCCGCCGCCCCCGTTCGGCGTCACGAACGCGGACTGTGCGCCGGTCTGTATCATTTCCGGCCCTTGCTCGCCGACCAGGGCGAACGAGTTTGCAGCGACCCGACCGCCCGAGGCGCGTTTAACGGGACCCTTGAACGCCCCGACGATTGCATCCGAGATCGGTTTCGCGACGACTTGACTGATAACCGACTGCGCGATCGCCGTCAGGATCGAGCCGGCCAGGTCCGCCAGGGACCGGAGCGAGATCGACGCCGACGTCACGGCCGAGGTAATCGAGGACTCGATCGTCGACGCCATTCCCTCCATCGCCTCGGCGATCGTCTCGGCCGTGGTTTTCGCCTTGTCCTCGACGTCCTCGAATCCCTCGGCGGCGCCATCCAGGGCGTCGTTCATGGCCCGGCCCCAGGTGTCGACCGTAATTAAATCCTTTTCGAGTAACAGGTCATACCGCGCGATCGCGTCGATCGCGACCTCGAACGGGGTCCGCAAGCGCCGCTTGAGCGTGTCGGCCTCTTTCTCGAGTTTGTCCATCGCTGCGGCGGCGTCGAGCGTGTCGTTCGTGATAACGGCCGGCGGTGTTTTCCCGCTTTTCGTGCCGGCGGTGTTGATCTCGCCCAGGCGTTGTAAGGCCGTCTCATATTTCGCTTCGAGGTCGTCGAGATCGGCCTGGATCGCCTCGGAGTCCCTGGTAATGAGGCCCCGGAGCGCGCCGAGGACGGAGTTATCCTTTTCGCCGGCTTGCGCTTTCGCCAGGTTATCGCGTTGTTCCTGGATGCGCCGGCCCAGGTCCTCGAGTTTTCGGACGACCAGGCTGTCAGGCAGGTTTGCAATATCGCCCCAGGCGATGCGCGCGGATTGCGCCAGGTCGACGAGGTCCTGGGCGACGCCCGAGATAAACGGCGCGAGAGATACCAGGGCGGACGCGAGTTGTACTTTCAGGACGCCGGCGAGACGGGTTAAGTCGTCCTTCGCCCTTTCGGCGCCCCGGATAAGGCCCTCGTCCATGACGATCCCGAGTTCCTGCGCCTCGCGGCGTAACGCCTCCATCGCGCCGACGCCGTCTTTTATGAGGTTCGTCATACCGACGCCGGCCTTTTTGCCAAACGCGGCGGCGAACAGGGCGGCCCGGTCGAGTTGATTCGACATTCCGGCGCCCTTCTTTATGACCAGGTCGAACGCCTCCCCCATATCCCGCGCGTTTTTGATATTCGCCAGGAGCGCCGGGTCCAGGGTTTTTAATATGGTTATGAGTGTCCCGGTGTTCGACTTCGCCTCGCCGACCCGCTTCGCGAACGACCGGAGCGCCGAGTCGAGCGCCTCGGTACTTACCCCGGATATGTCGGCGGCGTATCGGTACTCCTGCAGGGCGTCGGTCGTGACCCCGATCGAGTCGGCGGTCTTGCCGATGGCGTCGGCATAGTCGAGCGCCTTTTTCACGGCGCCGACCGCGACCAGGCCGGCGAGCGCAGTCTTTACGCTGAATACGGTCCGGCGGATAGACGCCAGGCCGGCCGAGACCGACCGGAACGCGGCCTTTGTCCGGTCCCGGGCGGTAATCTCGATGCGCGCTTTATTTGTTGCCATCCCTGGCCCTCAATTTCAGATATGCCGACCAGCCGATATACTCATAAACCGACATTTTCCCGACCTCGGCCAGCGTCTTGTTAAGATGCTCCGCCAGGTGAAAGCGGAACATCAGGTCGGGGTCGGTTAATAGTTTTTTTCCGCGTCCTCGGCGGATATGTCGTCGGCCATCGCCGAGACGATCCGCTCGATTACCTTCGGATCGACCTCGCTCATTAGCTCGCGCCTGTCGACCGGCCGGAAGATCGGCTTGTGGTCGACGTCCCTGGCGCGCTGGATCAGTGTCTCGACCAGCGAGGCGAGCGAGTTTTCCTGGACGTATTTATAAATAGCGTCCTGTTGTTTCAGGTTCATCGGCCGGTAAGTGATAACGAGCGGCGCCCCTGGTTCGCCCCACTCCGGGACCTCGATCGTCTGCCAGGCGTTCTCGAGGCGCTCCCGGAAATGCGACTTTGCCTTTTCGAGTGCGGCCCCCATTAGACGGTCGATTCGGTAAGGGCGCCGGTCCCCTGGACACTATACGACGCGCGGACGGTGTCGCCCGATGCGCCGGAGCGTTCGATATTTGTAATGAGCGCGGTCCCGGTGTAATAAACATCGCCGGTCGTTGCACCCTCGGGATACATGGCGAGCGTGACCGAGGCCCCGATCGTCATGGCGCCCTGGCCGGTGGTGTCCGTCTCGTCCCAATGACACTCGATCGAACCGGTCCAGCCGGTGCGGTCGGTGAGAAAAGTCGACGCGGTATCCGATAACTCGGAATCGTCGATCGGCGTCATGGTTTCGGTAACGGACCATCCTGTCAGCTCGGCGACCGTGTTCGCCCCGATCTTGACAAGGCCCTCGCTTCCTTTATGCGTTGCCATCGTCTAAAACCTCCGTTTTGTGTTTCGCCTTCCTGGTTGATTTCGTGGCCGGCGCCTCGGTTGTCCATCCCTTGCGGGTCATACTCTCGACCTGGTCGGGGATAACCTCGA